ATGAACATGATACAATTGATTTTTTTAATAATGGAGAAGTGAATGAAACTATCAAATGAGACCTTAACGGTACTGAAGAATTTCTCGGCAATCAACCAAGGAATTCAATTCAAACAAGGAAAGAAACTGACTACAGTATCTTCCAGTAAAACTGTATTGGCACAAGCCAATCTAAAAGATGAATTCCCACAAGAATTCTGTGTGTATGATTTGAATGAATTCTTATCAGTACATAGTCTGTATAAAGATTCTGAAATCGATTTTACAGATACACATATCATTTTCAAAAATGGTAAACGTAAAGGTAATTATTACAAGACACCTTCAAACATGATTGTAATTCCACCAGAAAAAGAAATCACACTTCCTTCTGTTGATTGTGAATTCACATTGTCCGCCGAAGATTATGAATCTTTGATGAAGGCCGCAAGTGTACTATCTTCACCAAATATTGCCGTACAATCAGAAGGTGACTTGATTGAATTAATTACATTTGATGCCTCTAATCCTGCTGCACACACAAACACAATTGAAGTTGGTGAGGGTAACGGCAAGAAATATAAAATTGTTTTCAAAACAGATAATATCAAACTTATCTCTGGAACATATTCAGTAAAGATTTCGTTCAAAGGTATTGGCCACTTCCAAAATACTAAAGATGACATTCAATATTGGATTGCTTTTGAAGCTAAAGAATCTAAGACAGGAGCTTAATTTTGTTAATATATTTTACAGATGATGTAACTAAAAATAAATTTGCTATCAATCCTGAATATGTTGTCGGAGTTTTTATTGCCTCCGATGAAAAGAATAATGGTAAGACAGTTATTTCTATGATAAACGGTTCATTTTTGATTGAAGAAAGTCAACTTGAAGCTGTTGGTATGATACAAGGACAATTAAATGACTAAAGTAAACACACTATTCGGTTCTTATGACGAGGACGATTTGAAGAAACTGAAAGGTTATATCGATGAGGTCGTTCTTCATATGCTTAGAAATGATGGCAACAACCAAGCTATCAAAGATATTGTAGACATTGCACATGACGAACTGAAGGTTCCTAAAAAAATTCTTAAGCGTATGGCAAAGACACAACATAAGAATTCATTCCAAACTGATGTAGCCGAATCAAAAGAGTTTGAAGCCTTATTTGAAAGTATTACTGAAATTAAGTAATCAATTATATTATATTATGAAAGAAGTGAATTATGGAACATCTATTGTGGACCGAGAAGTATCGGCCAAAGACCGTGGAAGAGTGTATTCTTCCGGAATCAATCAAAAATACATTTTTAGAATATGTCAATAGAAAAGAGATACCAAATTTATTACTCTCTGGTTCAGCTGGAGTGGGCAAGACTACAATTGCAAGAGCTCTCTGTGAAGAAGTTGGTTGTGATTATATCGTTATCAATGGTTCAGATGAGTCTGGTATTGATGTTCTGCGTAATAAAATTAAAAACTATGCTTCATCTGTAAGTTTCACTGGTGGCCGTAAGGTCATTATTATAGACGAAGCAGACTATCTAAATCCTAATTCCACCCAACCTGCGTTGCGTGGTGCAATTGAGGAGTTCTCTTTAAACTGTTCTTTTATATTCACCTGTAATTTTAAGAACCGTATCATTGAACCCATACATTCTCGTTGTGCCGTTATTGACTTTAAAATCAATGGTTCTAAGGCCAAGATGGCCTCACAACTATTTAAACGTATTGAGTGGGTATTAAAAGAAGAAGGAGTCACCTATGACAAAGAGGTCGTGGCCGCAGTTATTACTAAACATTTCCCTGATAATCGCCGCATTCTTAATGAGTTGCAGCGTTATAGTGTATCTGGTACTATTGACAAAGGTATTCTCACCTCTGTGTCCGATGTCCAGTTAGGTGAACTTATAAAAGGTTTGAAAGAGAAAGACTTTGCAGCCGCTCGTAAGTGGGTCACCAACAACTTAGACAATGACCCAGTTAAGATTTATCGTAAACTTTATGATTCGTTATATGAATCATTGAAATCACAATCTGTTCCACAGATGGTTGTAATTTTGGCTAGATATCAATATCAAGCCGCTTTCGTGGCAGACCATGAAATTAACATGATTGCCTGCCTTACAGAAATTATGATGGATTGTGAGTTCAAATGACCAAAGAAGAATTGATGAATGAACTAGGTCTTGCTGGTGAAAAGATTGTAATCAATATGTTGAGTGGTGAAGGTTGTAGAATTGAATCTTCAATCAACAAATATGATTCAGAGAAAGACTTGATGGTAGATGGACAATATAAGGTTGAGGTTAAAACTCAAGTTCCATTTATTATGAAAAACTCCTTTACATTTAAACCAAATCAACTACGCAAATGCCGTTCCGTTGATGTTCTTTATTTCGTTTCTGTACCAGCACCTCGTCATACTGACAAATGGGCTGGTTGGATTTTCAGAGTAGAGCCAAAGAACTTTGTTACGACAACGTATAGAACCAAAGATGGCCGTGAAATGATTTTAATTAATCGTGAACAACCTGCTTTGATTCCTGTTAAGAAAATGTCTGACGAAGAAGCAAGAGAACTCCAGAAGTACACCGTCTCGGAGTATTGATATGCCGGATTTATTCAAAGAGATTGTACCTTCAATCTTACAAACTAAGAAATCTGTCTTTCAAGATGATTATGATTATAAAGATTATAAACCATTTGTGGTCAATCGTGCTCTGTCTTATCATATAGATTGTGTTGGTTATGCCAATGAAATGAATGTCCATTCCGGCCTTGATTCAGATATGCAATATCAGTATCTTCTAAATACCATTAGACCTATGAAACGGAAATTTCAACCGTGGCAGAAATCGGAGGTTGATAGAGATATAGAATCTGTTAAGTTATATTTTGGTTTTTCTAATGCAAAAGCTAAAGAAGCATTACGAATTCTAAATGATGACCAAATCGCTGAAATAAAAGCAAAAACAAATAAAGGCGGAGTGAACAAATAATGATTTCAATTAATGATTTAGTTGAAGTTACACTAGATGAGAAAGATGATTTTTTAAAAGTTCGTGAGACATTAACCCGAATCGGTGTAGCTTCCAAAAAAGATAGAATTTTATACCAGTCTTGTCATATTTTACATAAACAAGGTAAGTATTATATTGTCCATTTCAAAGAATTGTTTGCTTTGGATGGTAAACCTACAGACATTAGTGAGAACGATTTGTCTCGTAGAAATGCCATCACCAAATTACTTTCTGATTGGGGACTGGTAAAGATTGTCAATACCAGACAAGTCGAGGAACCACCACCCATCTTCCTATCCCAAATTAAGATTCTGTCTCACAAAGAGAAGAATGACTGGGAACTTACAGCCAAGTATAATATTGGTAAAAAACCACAAAATGCTTGACAACTAGTATAAATACTAGTATAATTATGTGCCGTGCTCTTTGAGGCGGCAATTTTTTAAACTCGCTTAATAAGGAGAAATCTATGACAAGCACACTATCTCTATTTCCACAATGGGAATCTATCCATAAGTCTTTGGACCCTTTTACTGTTGGTTTTGATGACATTCTAAACCAGATGCAGGAAGTCTCTAAGACCGTGGCTAAAAACATTCCTAATTATCCACCATACAATATCAAACAAGTCAAAGATAACAAATACGTTATCGAAATGGCAGTTGCTGGCTTTGCCAAAACTGATATTGAAGTTACTTTGGAAGGTAACAAATTAGTCATCAAAGGCCTCGCCAAAGATGAAGAACTACCAGAAAGTTATATCTTCAAAGGTATTGCTGCCCGTAACTTTGAACGATCATTTACATTGGCTGACAAGATTGAAATCAAAGATGCCGAGATTGCAAATGGTATGTTGAAAGTCTGGTTGGAAAACATGGTAAAGGTTCAAGATGCAGTCAAGAAGATTGCCGTGAAATAAAATTCCAACAAAACGGTAAATAACCTAAGGGGCTCTTGACAGAGCCCTTTCTTTTTTGTATAATAGATTCATTATGAAAAATACTAAATCTACATTCAACCCTGTACTAAAGAAGTTCCGTGTCCGTAATGGCAACGGAGATATTTTCTATACATACTCACATTGGGCTCCACATGAAATTGATGGTGTTGCTTTTGTTCCTGTAACTAAAAGTATGCCGACCCAAGATAGGACTCAGCAACTCCATTACCTACGTAAAGATTCTTTGGAAAATGTTAAATGATTAAATGGTTAAGATACTCTGGTTGTAATATTACATTGAAATTGAATCCTTTTCATTGGAGATTTTCATGTAAGTACATGAGTACCAATGAAGCTTGGGAAGTTGACCACCTGTCGTTGGAACTGTTTCCAATCACTATTCGTGTTTGGATTGATGACGGTAGTTGGTAATGAAACAGAAATTTATTGATGCCTACATGGATGTGGCAGAAAGATTTTCTAAGTTATCAACAGCCAAAAGACTACAGGTTGGTGCCATCGTTGTGAAAGATGATAGAATTATATCTATTGGTTACAACGGTATGCCAGCTGGTTGGACAAATGAGTGTGAATACGAAAAAATTTATGATTATAAACTAAGTGATGATAATTATCAGTTAAAAACTAAACCAGAAGTTATTCATGCAGAGGCAAATGCCATTGCCAAATTGGCCAAGAGTTCGGAATCTGGTAAAGATTCGGTAATGTTCCTGACGCACGCTCCTTGTATGGACTGTGCCAAACAAATCTATACCGCTGGTATAAAAAATGTATACTTTCGTTCTAATTATAGGAATAATGACGGCTTGACATTCTTGGAGAAATGTGGTATAATAGTGAACCAAGTGAATGAGTAATTTCACATGGTAAAAACGTATTAATCCATAAATACCTTTAAAAGGAGACCTAAGATGCAACTCAGTATAGTTGGTTGTCCGGATAAAAAGATTTTTAAGCCTTACGTTGAACGTGCGGTCCACTTTTTCGCCAAAGAACTAATTACGAATAAAAGAGTTAGAGAAAATTGTTTCATTCAAATCAAATTTGATGATACAATTAATGATTACGGTTCTTGTACCGTTGAAGATTACAATACAAAAAAACAACCAAGAGAATTTCTAATTGAAGTTCATCCAGGAATTGGTGCCAGGACAATCATAGAAACAATAGCACATGAAATGGTTCATGTGAAACAACATATTAACAATGAAACTAATGATGAATTGTCACATTGGTTAGGAAGAAAAGTAAACTCGGATGAAATTGATTATTGGATACATCCATGGGAAATAGATGCACATGGTCGTGAGATTGGTTTAGTTACCAAGTTTGCAATCGTGGAAAATCTATGGGAAGTATTTGATGGATTTAAAAACCCATCAGTAGCAATAGAAAAACAACCATTAGGTTGGAAGATATAAATAGAAGTATGACAAAATTTAATAA